GAGTCATCGCCTTCGTCTATGTCGATGGAACCCCATCGACACATCCAAAGGTCTGGCTCCATCTCCACGTAGTAACGGTTGTCGTCAACATCTTCACGCCACGTATCGGAACCACCACGCTGATAATGGGGGTCATAAACCATCGGATAAATACCGATCATTTCTTCACCCGTTAGATGTTTCTCTAGTAACGCATCGTCAACGTCTGCCCACCGGCAGCCACCAACGTCCGTTCCATAAGCGAGATTGAACCCGATGAACAGGTTCCTTATCTGCGAGGCTGGGAGTATCTCATTCATCTAAGATCATCTGCTCCCATACGATTCCCGGCTCCAACAGTCTTCCACTTGTATGGATGGTCAGGTTGACTTCCGCTTTCTCTCCGTCACCAGACTTATTCTTCCACAAGCCAGCGCTAATCTCGTTTTCATAGACTTTGCGCTCCGCTTCCTCCATGTTGGTGTCATCCCACCGCCGCCACGTTTCGATCAGGAAGTGGCTCTCGCTCGTGGATGCGTACCGTCCGGCCTCAATCCCACCGGCACGGCCACGGTTCCCTGAACCCCGGCCTGACTGATGCAAGATGACACCTATGACACGCCAGTCAGATACCAACTGCTTGAACGATTCGATCTTGGCTTGCACACTGGCTGCATCGCCAGAGCCACCACCACGAATCAACTCCAAGTAGTCGTACACCAGCACCTCGGGGCGCTGCCCATCCCACAGTTCAACTGAAGCAATGCGCATAGCCTTGTCGATATCATCGACACTCATGCCCGTAGATTCAAAGTGCAGGTTCGTTTCGTCACGCATCAGTTGTTCGACACGTTCCCAAGCGGTCGGGTCTTCCCTGATTAGGCGACCGATCCAATCTTTCTGGTCAATCTCCATACGTATCGCTGCGTACCGACCCCAGAACATGGTTTCGGTTTCATCTGGACTCACCCACAGGGTGCGATGCTTGCGGTTACGAGCCACCATGTTCAAAGCCAGTAGCGTTTTACCTGTGTGCGAGCGACCGATAACAGTTACCAACTGACCGGCGCGTGCCCCACCCAAGGTGGCTTCATCGAATACCCGCACCCCGAATGACCATTCGCTACCGGAACGCAGGTCATGGCGCATACGCCTAACTTGCTCACGCTTCGGTGTGAATAGTCTTTGCAGGTCTGCTGGGGAGATTCCCTCTATTTCTGCTGGAGGCTGCGAGGGTGCCGGGGTCGGGGCATCCGTAGATACCCCTCCCCCGGCCCGTGCGTTAGCGACCTTCGCCAACGCTTCTTCCAGACTGAGTTCCTCAGGCACTAGCCTTAGCCAACCAGCCTTGAGGATCTACAGGATCGGGGCGGTCACCCCAGTTGAAGGAAGTGTTCTTCACTAGAGCAGCGAAGTACCCACTCTTGCTCGCTAGGGGATGGTTACCCTCACCCTGATTCAAGACAGGGGTACCGTCAGCGTTCACACTGACACCCTTCTTGATTTTGAAATCACCAAGCCCGCACTTGCCGTTCTTGGTAACCGGGATGTCCTTGTTCTGCAATGTTTCAGCCCAGTAGTCGGCAGGGAACTGGCGTGTGCCACTCCCAAACAACTGCCGTATCGCCTGATTGCACAGGAACATGGAATCCTTGCCAGCAAATACAACGCCAGCATTCTTTTCCGCCTGCCAAATTGCCAGCACCTGACCGTACTCTTCGTCAGCCACGTACTTGGATGTAGCACTTCCACTGTATGCGGGGGCATTTGCCTGTGCTGCTCCGGGGAATGCGGCGGTCACAACGGCGGTCAACTCGGGGACTGCACTAGCAGACACGCTTTGACCGGGTGCTACCGCTACTACAGGCCCACCTTCCAGATTCACTAGAGAATCTTTCAGGTTGGGTAGTTCCTTAGCGAGAGCACGCGCATTTTCTATTGCCATCGTGACGGCTACACCGTCGGGTTCGTTGCCAATCTCTGCGACAGCGAGTTCAACCGCTGCTTTGAGAATGACCTGTGCTTCTATGCTTGCCCGTTCTACCGGACTCATTGGCGTCCAAGCCATATCAAGTGCCTCCTAATGTTGCACCTTTACACCGTGCGAAATTTTCGCACCATTTATTAGAACACCACCAACCGTTATCACCCAATGGGAACGGACCCATTTGAGTTTCCAACAGTCGGCAGAGTGCCAACACTTTTACCCGCAACCAGTCGTAATGTGACTGATCACGGACTAGATCCATGCGACCTACACCCTTAGGGTGCATGACCGCATACGAGAAGTTAGGGATACCCATTGCATAGCAGTACGCAATGGACTGCACATCCCAGCGTTCATACTGCCATTTATCCCTGCTGTAGTCACGACCGGGGAACTTCCAATCCCATAGCCGATCCTCTTCTACGAGGTCGATGGTGCCTGTCATGCGGACAACACGTTCGCTGTCTTCTATGAGCGGCACGTCGAAGGTGTGTTCAACCATCACGGGCTGCACATGAGGGAACACTTCCTCATGCCAGTTGGCTAACTTCTCCAGCCCTGCTACATACGCTGTCTCAGGGTTATAGTTGTTCCACACCTGAATGGTCGGGATTGTTTCTTCCCAATAGTTTTCAAACGCATCGTTCATGTCTTGAAGGGACATCTCAGCGATGCCATCCAAGCGTGAGTTCAACGCATCTTCAGCGACAGCGTGGCATACGGTCCCAAGCGAGGAAGCATCCTTAATGCTTTCGCCTACGAGTCCGAAGACATCGTTGCGCCATCGTTCCAGACACATATCTGAAGTTTTGATTGCGGATTGCCGAACCCACGTATGGACCCATCGCCCTTCGGCATCTCTGTGTAGCGGATATTTCTGCATTGGCCTCCCTATGTAGTTCTAAGTACCAACCCCTCTCCCCCTAAAGGGGGGAGGGGTTGTACTAAGTACCTGTTCCCAGTCTAGTCGTCGCCGTCGTCCGGTTCCGACTCCTGCTCGTTACAGTCTTGCGACTCAGGTTTCAGTTCCGTGTCTTTCTTTACGATTGGGTTACGAACACGTAACCATTCTTCACGAGTAAGGGCTTCGTTGTGGCCCAGTGGGGTTAAACCCATGCGTTGTCCACCATGTCAGGTCGCGGCGCCCAATCGTAATACATGGTCTGCCACACATCCCCCAAAGCACGGAGTTGAGCAACATCCATCCCGGCCTTGCCACACGCACTCTTAAAGTTCGGGTAAGTCAACCCCTCATAGGCATACTGCTCTAGGTACCTAGCCCAGTCAGTACGCAACGCTGCAATCCGATACGGGTAATCCCGATACGGGGTCACAATAATGTTCTCGTTTGTGTAACGATGATCGTGCTGTTCAGGCGGATCGGCGCTGTTGAGAAAGTCGATGAGTTTCTCCAACGATCCACTATCGCGTGCCCGTATAAGCACTACTGAATGATCGTCCGATGTGCAGACAACCGAATAAAAACCGTGAGTTGTGAATACCCACATAATGTCACCTCCATGACAGTGAAGCGTGCGGAGCGGGGGTGGAGGGGGAACAACCCCCCGCCCCACACGCGAATGTTTAGTTGGTGTGCGTTGTTTGCGCAGCCGCACCCCTGCGGGCAACCGGGGTGGGAGGACCACCGGTCGCCAGTACCCGCTATCCTATGTACTAGAAAGGCTCTTCCGCTAGGACGAGACTCATCAGGTACCGCTCCGCAGCATCAGCAATCGGCGTCTTCCCATCCAACGCCTTCGTAAGTGACCGCTGCTGTGCCTTCTCAGTTGTCTTGAACCCGGCGTTAATCCGGTGCTGTTCCGCTGCTTGCATAGCGTTGTATGCGTTCCACATTGTGGACTCTGGATAGTTGGCAACCTCATCACGCCAACTCGCATTGCAGGCAGCCCGCTTACTGACCCAAGCCCCCATCGTCTTGTGATGGGCGTCAGGTTCAGGTGCTGGCATTAGTTCTCCCAGCATCTGCATGAACATGAAGTCTGTGAACTCCTGATCCTGCAAGGTCTGAGCCATCTGCTTCAATGCCTGCCCCTGAGCCATCGACATCTCCACCACGCTGGCCTTCATGGTCAGCAACTGGTCGTGATTCTTCGTGGCACGCACACCAATCAACTGGCCTGAATGCCCAAGCATGTTCTCGCAGGAGATTCGACGGCTGATCGGAATGATCTCCGTCTTCCACGTCCCATTCAACGACATACGAGTGTAAAT